AACCCGCTGGCCACAGTAAAAGCGGCGCTGGCGGCTGCACCAGCCCAGAGCAACCCGTTTGTGATTGCTAGGGAAATGTTCGCCAGTATCGCCGAGCCGTTCATGGCCAACATAGAAGTTGCAACACCGTAAAGCATCAAGGCCAGTTTTGGCAGTTGGGTAGCTCCAAGGATTAGGATGATCTGACTCAAAGTCACAAGAGCATCCACACCGGCTTGTGCCCAAGCCGCGAAGTCGATCAAAGCTATACTGCGCAGTTGGTCCCCAACAGACACAAGCCCAGATGCAACGGTGGCCGAGATTTGGAAGAACTGATCGAAGGTACCGATTATAGCCTGCATCCCCGTACCTATGCGGGTGAAACCATCTCCGATAGTGGCGGGCATTTTGCCAGCTTCTTCGCGTACTCCAGCCAACGAGCCAATCAACGCGTCAGCAATTACCTGCCCAGTTATCTTCCCTTCGTATGCCATGGCGCGAAGTCCGGAAACTGTGGTGTTAAGTTCCTTGGCAAGAGCCTCCGCGACGCGCCCGCCGTTCGCAAGAACCGACTCAAGACCTTCTGCTTGCAATCTACCGACCGCCATGGCTTTCGACAAAGCGTTTTGAACGGAAGCCGCACGCTCCCCTTTTGTCGCAGTTATCACAAGCATGTGATTGAGAGATTCAGTGAAGTCAGCAGCGCCTTTAGCTTCTATGCCGAGGTCGCGAAGTATGGAAACGTTCCGCGTATAAGTCTCCACTGTTTGTTCCAACGGTGCGTAAGAAGCGTTGGCAATATCCACCATGCGTTGCATCAATTCCGGTGCAGCGTCCATATCCTTAACGGCTGCGCCAATCCGGCTTTGCATATCGGACCAGGCGTCAGCCAACCGGATATAGGCATGAACACTGAAGGCGGCAGCGGCCATAGCCACAAGACCACCAGCAACGGCACCTAGGTTCCTTGCAAACCTTACAAGAATTCCTTCAGTGTCTTCTGCCCCTTCGCCGAGATCTTCAACACCTTCAGCGGCTTCTTTTGCTTTCTCAGCCAGTTCTTCTGCTCGACTAGAAGCTCCCTCGGTCGTGTCCTTTAGAACCTCGGCAGAAGCAGCCGCACGATCTGCCGCTTGGGCAAGCTTGTGAAGGTCGGACGTCGCGGGTATAACACCGCTGGCGTCCGCCTTAAGCCCAAGAGAAGCGATTTCAGTGGCCATTCAAGTTCTCACGTTTTTCTGCGCATTGAAGCTCTGAAAGAATCTCTGGCCGGGTTGAAGTCTGTTTTTTCGCCAGGAAGAGATTCAACAGGGTCAGGGTCGCGGTCTTCGGACAAGAAAACACGGTCCATAAACCTTATGCAAACACGAAAAAGATCCGCCTCTTCTTCACACCACCCCATCACGTGACGATGGATTGACGCGGCTGGTATAGGGCCTAAAACTGAACCTATTTGGCGATCTGTGCTAAGTTCCCAAAACGCCTCAATCCAAGGCTCAAACCCAGGAAAAACTTCTGGGGGAATCAAATGCGTCGGAAGCGGTTTTTCGGATACTAGGGCACGTTTCATTTCGTGCTGGTAGGCTTCGCCGTACATCAACCGCCAACGTACGACGTGTCTTAGTTTCCCACCAGATCGTCAGCAGCTTTTGCTTTTCCGTTATCGACGCACCGCGCGGCCCAGATCACAGCGTCTGCAAACTTCTGAAAGCTAAGATCAGACAACCACTGCTTGGAAAGTTCAGGGCTGTATTTCACGGGTTTGCCGTCGGCGGACAGACCGTCCCAGTCGAGAAGCACTGCCTCAAAAAGAACCTCCGTCATAACCTGGACAGTCACGGCGAAGAGCGGCATCCCATCGCGACCACGCTTATTCTTTGGAACAGCCCGAAGTTTTCGGGCTTGAAGTGCTTGCACTTTCGGGGCCATCATGCCCCGCACTTTCAGGCGAAGATCGCCCATTTCGGGAATTTGGTCAACCCAATCTCCTTCAGAGATTGTTTCCATGTTCACGGCAAGATCAAGAATGTCCACGTAATTATCTCCAGGGTTCTGGTTCATTCGGCAGGGACGCGTTGAACCACGACGCGTCCCTGCTTCTAGGCCACCCCAACGAGGGGAAGGGGCAGCTTTGCGCTACACTGTCACCGGCGACGCGATCGGCTGCATAGGAAAATTGGCGAAGCGGACAGCGTTGGCCGCGCCCCCGGTCTTGGTGCCAAACATAGCAAGCCCGATGATCAGGTCGGTCTCGCCGATCTCCTGCATGTTTGCCGTGTGGATGCCGGAGCCAGCAACAGTTGTGGCAATGGCTGCGCCCCCTATCGTGGCTGCAACGCCGAAAGAGTTGGCCGATGTGCCGACAACAAAGTACATCACACCAGCTGAAAGACCCGTCGGCAGAGCCCCGGTGGTTGTGAAAGTGACCGGCGTGCCGTTTGCCTGCCCATTCGCAGTCCACGCGACTACGGCTGGTGTGGCGACGCTGATCGTCACCACGCTTTCGTCGCCGCAGTCCGCACTCCACTCGACCTTGAAAGCGTGCGGATTGCAGGAACGTTGCGCGGCCTTGAAAGCAACCTGACCAGCGTCCTCAGGAAGCGGGACAAAGGCGTTCGCCATGATCGGGAAGCTGATTGGACCCTTCGCGTAGATCATGACGTTGTCGGAGATCAGTGATTGGCTGATCGTTTCTTGCTCGGAGCCAAGATCGCCGGATTGTGTCCAGCCTTTGATTTCAGTCCAGACCACACTAGAGAAATCTGCAAGAGTAACCAAGCTTTTGTAGGGAAGCCGACCGCCGATGTAGATGCGCGAGCCTCCGACGGGAGAGATTGTCATGTGAAACTCCATTGTTTACCCGAGACCGGGAGGGTTTGTTAAGCAGAGACACGCCATTTTATTGTAACCGGGGTTCTCCACCAGCCATCGTCTTGGTAGCCGTCAACAACGTGCGGATAGTCTGTGATGCGGACGCACACATCTTCGAACCTAAGCTTCAGTTCCTCGGGAAAGTGAGCTGCAATTAAGCCTCCCGCTTCTGTGTAAACTGCGCCGTTTTGGCCTATAGGAGCCACGTAGCTGATGGTGACAGTCCCAGTGCGATCATTCTTTCCACGAGCCAGCAGGTAGCGACGCGGTTGCGCTGAGTTTATGCCTACGGCTAGAAAGGCCGCACTTCCGGGGGAAAAAACATCTGCGGGAAAAGCAACAGCGGGCATTGGCGAGAAAGGCAAAGTAAGAATCTTCGCCCTCAACGCCATCAAGATTTTAGTTTCGATTTTAGGCACGGGACATAACCTTGTTCCTGATGTCTTCGGCCACTAATTCAACTATCGTGGGCCATGCATCTACTGCCGCTTCTAGGAAGTGAGCCCCAGCTTGGTTGTATACTCTCCCAAGACTATCTGGACCAACAAAACCGTAGTTAACCCTTCTTGCGTAGATGGCTTGATACCCTAACCAGATAGTCTCTTCTATGCCCAGACCTGCAGTTACCGAACCAACATCGCTGCCCGAATAGGCGTCGTCTGCTTCCCCGGTATCTGGCATAGCAACCGTGGACGCCAAAAGAGATCGCATAAGATTGCCCGTAACATGTGGGAGCTTTCCACCGTTGGAGCGCGTTGTTGTCATCTCATCAGCCAACATCTCTATACTGCCGCGCCAGACTGCCAGCAAGCGAGCCTCGGTCTCAAGAACCCAAGCGTTGACTTGCGCGTTAAACGTCGGCATCGCTTTTTCCTTGAGTCAAAGCTTTTGCGCCATCAACGGCTTCTCGAACAGCTGCGGCTATCTTTAGCTTTAAAACCAAAGCCATAAGCCTTGCGCGGCGTTCGAGGCACGACTGACATTTCATCACGTAAGGTTCCAACTATGGTCAATCCGCATTGTCGTGTCGCAGGTGCAGTTAACAAGCTCTTCCGCACCACCGTCCGGGTCAAGCGCGTGCTGCAGCACAGCTCCATTCTCAAGGACGAAAGGCGTGTTGAGTCCGCGTACCTGTTTGTTGTTCGCAGCTACGTGATGTGGTCTTGGGTCTTTGACCCCGCCCCCATGCCGCCAAGTTTTGATCACAGCGTTGTCTGGATAGTTGAGTTTCTGCAGCACCTGCTGCATTGATTCTTTTCGGGATGCCATGACGGCCATGCCAGTTTCGGTACGCGCTACATCTTCGCCTCTGCGTTTTAGAAGGTTTTTGGTGTAGCCTTGAGTCATGTCTTCGATGTTTTTCGCGGTCAGTGTAGCTTTTCCCTGCTGGACTCTGCCGAGCAGCCCGTCAAACCGCTTTTCCCGCAAAGTCATTCCGCTCAATATCTTTTGTATCTCAGAGGCCGAACCGCTTTGAAGCCGTGCACGCATTGACTTGACGTAGTTCATTTGCGGTTTAGATAGCCCGAGAAGCCCCCCGGTACGCTTGCCGTTATTCACGTTCCCGATCAAAGAACGCGCTATGGTGAAAGGGTGGTTGCCTTTTCCATAGCCTTCCAAGACTTTGTCGGTGATTGCTTCACGCAACCCAGGAAGCAGAACGTTAGTTATCTTATCTCCGCCATTCAACGAAAGCCACGCTTCAGCGCGCGGATTGGTCATATTGAATAGGAAGTTTATGGCTCCGCCGTTTGGGCCTTTGATCCCGGCTGCAGCGAGCGCCCCGCCTTGCGCGTATATGGCAGCCACCGTGGTCTGGTAAGCGTAGAAGGCTTCCTTGGTTACCCCTAGCGCGACGATGGCCGCCGGAATGTCCTGTGCGTTAAGGGCTGCAATCAGGTCTTTCCAGACAACCCGATCCTTGATGCCTTGAATTGCGAGCAGGAAGGCCTTACGCAGCTCCGGCTCTAATTTAGAGATAAGTGCTTTGAATGCCTGCGTCTGCTTATTGGTTGCGACCATCAGGCCCTCGCCATTATCTCAATAGCAGCCGGAGTTCCAGCTGCCGGTAGACCTTTTGTCTGCAATACCTGAAGCG